CGGCGGGAACACGAATTACAGCCAGGCCGCTTTTCAGATCGCGGCGACTAATGAACACGTCCGCAGCCGTTTTCAGATTGCCATGATTGAACCAATGGCCCGTTTTGTTGTGAATACGTTTATACGCAATGACGCTGAGGTTTCGGCGTGTGGCGTGAGTGAAGACGATTTTGAAATTGAATTTGAAAGCATTTACGATGAAACAGACCAGGAACGCGAAGACTTGAAAGCGAAGCGAACGGAAATACTTATCCGTCAACGTGAATATCCTGAGCTTGAAAGCGCGTTCAAGCAGTTAAAACTATTGGATGAAGACATCACGTTCGCAGGGATGGAAGCGTCAACGCCGGGCGAGAATGACGACGCGATCGGCGACGATGAAAATAATCAGCCGACAAAACTTACTAAACCGCTCGTATGATCGACATTTTTGAAAAATATAGTAAACAGTGGAGCCGCGCCGTCCGGGACTACGCCCGCGCCGTGTGGAATGATGAAGACGATGACGACGCGCGGGCGGCGTTCGATTCACGCGCCCGATTGTTCTCGAAGCGCTACCGTCACGCGCTGGAAGCGCACTACGCGGCAAAGGGTATGCGTGTCTATCGCGGGACGTTGGACGGTAAGGTGAAAGAGTGGTTAACCGTTCAGTATGCTTTACGCGACACAATGAAAGAAACGGTTAAGGACCGGCAAAACGAAATCGTACAGAAAGAAATTGCCCGGCTCCAAAAAGATAAATCCTACACAGCCCAGGAAGCGCTAAACAAAATTTACGAAGCGCGGGAAGGTGAGAACGTCTACAAGGTTTTTTCGTTCGGCGACCACTACAAGGACCGGGCGGAGCAGATCGGAGACGATAACGCCTACGCGCTCGGCACGGTCCTGAATGAAGGAATAATAAAAGAATTTTCTGACCGCTATATATGGGCCACGCAGCGGGACAAGCGCGTCCGAAAAACGCACCGCAAGCTGCAAGGAAAATGTTTTCTTTTTGACGATCCCCCGACGGAAATTTTAAAAAGCGGAAAAACGCATACAGGCAATCCGGGGACGGCGTGGGGTTGCCGGTGCTGGGCGGAGATACCGACGAAGCCGGTCAAGCCGCTGCGCGGGTATGAGGTAAAGGAATGAAAACGGAAACGGAAACAATCGGCGAAACGCTTCAACGGCTCGCGCGTGAATCCTTGCCCCGGCATTATGATAACGCGTGCGGCGAATACAATTCACGGCGTTATGATAACGCGTGCGGCGAATACAATTCACGGCGTTATGATAACGCGTGCGGCGAATACAATTCACGGCATTATTGCGACTGCGGCGAATACAATTCACGGCATTATTGCGACTGCGGCGAATACAATTCACGGCGTTATTGCGACTGCGGCGAACCGTTGCCGGTAACTCCAAAAACCCGTCGGCGGCGGTTGGTATGCGATGACTGCGCCGCTGTCATACCGCGTGAAACCGGTGGCCGCCGTTCAACGCATACGTGTGCCGGGTGTCATGCGATTACGCCGCGCCTTAAAATGAAAATGAAAAACCGCGAGCTGTATTGTAAAAAATGCCTGAAAATAAAATTTGACATTGACTTTTAGGGGGGACATGCTTTATGTATTCTGTGATACAAAGACTGCTAAAATACTTCAATTCCCCGGTCCGGGTCTTTAATGATGCGGGAGAGCGCATAGAGTCAATGCGCTTTTCCGTTCCTGCGCTTCGTGTCGGCGTCCTTGAATACGGCGCGGGGCAATTGCAAACCGGCAACGCCGCACTGGAAGGAAAAGCCGTCCGCCTTTACTACCCGCCGGAAGCCGTGAGCGACGAAAAATTTTTAAAGTCTCTTGAAACCGCCCCCGTCGTCGTCGGCGGGCACGATTCAACCACGAACGAGCAAAACAAGAAAATCGACGGATGGGCGCATAGCGTATTTTTCGACGCGGCGGCAAAAGCGGCCATGATCGCCGGAGTGGTTAAGGGCGCGAAAGAAGTCGCCTACATAAAAGGCAATCTCGGGTCCGCCGGATTCGGCGCGTCGGCGTTCGTTGACATTTACAATCTGAAAGTTGAAAATGGCGTTACGCCGGACGGCCAGGAATACGACGCCGTGGCCGGGGAACTTCGCGCTACACACGTCGCGCTCGCGCCTCATGTGCGCGATCCTGAAAATAAAATCAAAGTGACTAATGCGGTGTGTATAAATTCGGAGGGCGAAATGACGGTTGAAAATGCCAGCGGTGATTTTATCACGTCCCGCGTGTATCATGCTTATAGATACAGTATTTATAAACATCCGTCTTTTGGTTTTGTTGCCGTCGACGACGAGCATAAAAAACCTATTGCGGCGGGTAGTACGGAAAAAGCCGTTGATGATAACGCAAAACGTGCTATAGATTTATATTTAGGAGAAGCGAAAAACTCGCGCGGCGAGATATTAAATATTAAGGAGTACAGCATGGACCCTAAAGAACTGGCCGCGCTTGTCAAAAACGCGGTCGACGAGGCCATAGCGGCGAAAAACGGTGAAGACCGGATGGACGCTATGGAAGAAACGCTCAAACAGCACGGCGACGCGTTGAATGAGATCAACGAAAAGCTCACGCCGAAAGCGGAAGAAGAAAACGGCGAGGCTTTCGAGGGAAAGGAAACCGCTGAGGAAGAAAAAAAGGAAGCGGCGACGCTCGAAAACGCCAAACCGTCACAGGAAATGGTTAAGGCGTTTTCAACGGCGCTTAATGTGGATTTTGGCGCGAAAACGCCGTCGTTTGCCACGCTCGCGGCCCTTTCCGGTATCGCTGAAACCGATCCGGCGGCGCGTATCGTTGCGGTAAATGCGAAATTCGCCGAACTGGCGCAGAGCGCGCCGAAAGAAAAAGAAGCAGCCGCACAAAACGCGGCCGGGGAGGTGTTCTAATGCCCGGAGTAAGACTCGGAATAGGGGAAACTAACCCCAAACGCGGCGCGGTCCAATGGGACGCCCGCAGAATTGACGGCGTGGAGTTTGTTATTCCCGCTGCCGCGAGCATTACCGCCGCGCCGATCGGAAGCGTGGTAACGCTCCAGGAAAACAGCGCTGGTAAGCAGATCATCGTTCTCGGCGCGGCCGCGTACGAAGGCCCAGGATCCGACGAGTTTGCAATCGTTGCAATCGGCTTTCTCGAAGCGGCGACTCAGGTCGAAAGTGCGATTAATCAAGTCGTAGGCGAATACGCCGACGGGGATTATGTCGCCATGATCAGCGACCTTGACGCTGTGGCAATGGTCCCTGCCGACGCGGCGGCCCCCGTTGCGGGCGGAACCGCTTACGTTACGGCCGACGGAGAGCTGTCCAGCAGCAACACCGACGCGGTGGCGTTCCCCGGCACCGTCTGGTATGGTACGCCCGGCGTACAAAACACCGGTCAACTCAAAACCGGGTACATTTTCGCGCGGCTCGCGTCCGTGAAGGTAGGTTAACATGAAAACAGGAATCAAGATTACTTCCGCCCAGGTGGCGGAGCAGAATTTCCGCAACTGGTATGTCGCCCGTAACGCTTACGCCGACGCGCACCGTAAAGACGGTTGCACCGCGATAAACGAAACGGCCGCCCGCGCCGAATACAAGGCGCTGACCGAACGGCTGTTGGCCGTGGCGAATAGCCAACACAAAGAGCACGGCGCGGCGATCGCCGATTTGCGCAAACGGTTTGACGGCGCGAGCATAGATCATGTGGTTGACATGGCGCACGGTCTTCGCGCGAAGCTGAACGGTATCGCCCAAAACGCGATGAAAGCCGGTATGAGCGTCGAGAACGCCCAGGCAACCGCGCTTAACGCGTATTTCGGCAATCCCGGTTATGACCAGTTTGCAGGACTCAATCAACTGGCCGAACAGCTTTATGAACAGCTTACCTTTGCCGAGTCTTTTATCGCCGAAGGTGACGCGGTTCAGCTTTCGCCGGAGCTTGCGGCGAGCGCGGGCGCGATCAGCCGTTTCCGTATCCCTCGCGTAGAGGCGTCGGGAGCTGCTAAACAGCGTTTAGGTGATCTGAACCCCTACGGCGATGACCGGACTTACTCAAATAACATGGCGCAAATTTCCTTGTTCAACGAGTTCAAAGACGCTCACACCGAGGCCCAGGGCTTCATCATCGAAAACGACCAGGAAGCGGCGCTTCTCGGTTACGCTCGGTCGATCGCCCCGGCGCTCGCGGGCTTCATTCTGCAAAACCAGCTTTTCGCCACAATCGAGCAGCAGGTCATGCAGGCGGTCGAGCGGATTATCGTTGACGGATGGGGCGCGGCGGCGTTTGACGGCGAGTCGGGCCAGTACGGTCTGCTTTCGAGCGGTATCGCGCTTTCCCTCGCCTCGGCCGGCGCGGCGTCTCCGCTGCTTGCGACCGCTGCGGACTGGGCGGCGAATCCGACGACCCTGATCCAAAAGATTACCAATTTCAACTACAAACCCGCGGACCGCACGGCCCCGTTGCCGTCGAACGCTGACCCGATGAACGTCTATAAAGACGTGGTTCGCCTCTTGAACCTTGTCGCATTGACGAACGTCAAAACGTCGGGAAAGGTGGTCCTGTATATGCCGACCTCGATTTATTCGATCATGGTACAGTACCTTTCAACCGGCACTTTCAACCGGACGCTGGGCGAAGCGCTTAAACTCGCCGTGGGCGGCACGATTGAAAGCATTGAAGTTAAGACGTCGGGCTTACTCAACGCCCGGACCAATTCGCTCGGCTCGGCGCAGTACAACAGCGTAATTGCCGTTGTCCACGGCGCGCCGACCGGACGGAAAGGTATTTTGATGCCGATGGCAAC